AGGTTGCTGGTGGTATCAGTACTCAAAAAAATCTAAATGTTGGTTCAAACGCACACATATCATCAAATCTTGAAGTTGGTACTGCAAATCTATTTGTAAATACATTGACTTCGAACGTGGGAATTGGAACTAAAACCCCGACTGAACTTTTAGATATAGCAGCGGTCGTTGGTGACCACGATGCGTTCATACGTCTTAGATCCGGATCTGGTGGTTCTCCCGTAACCGAATCTGGTATTAAATTAACCGAATCGTCACGGTTTGGTTGGAGAATAGCTCAAAATGCCAACACGAATTCTTTAAAAATTGCACACCAAGATCAAAATGATGCCATAAATGGGGATAATTATATGGTTTTTAAATCAGGTGGAAATATTGGTATTGCAGAGGCAGATCCAACTTCAAAGCTTCAAGTTGCTGGTGATGTCAATATCACAGATACAACAGATGCCTCATCTAAAACCACTGGTGCTCTAATCGTCGCCGGTGGTGTAGGTATTTCTAAGAATATTCACGCTTTACATGCCAACTTCGAGGATGTTGAGGCTGACAGTGTTACCATAACTGATACTACTACTTCAACTTCAGCAACAACAGGTGCCCTCAAGGTTGCGGGTGGTATCAGTACTCAAGAAAACTTGAATGTTGGAGCTGTTGCCAAGGTAATCTCAGCCACGGATGCTACTTCTAAAACCACTGGTGCTCTAATTGTCACTGGTGGTCTAGGCGTTGCTAAAAATATTCACGGTAAAAATGTCTTCGTAGAGGATGTCGTCTCGAATAGTGTAGTCATTCTAGATACAACTACTTCAGACTCAGCAACAACCGGCGCCCTCAAGGTTGCTGGTGGTATCAGTACTCAAGAAAACCTAAATGTTGGAGCTGTTGCCAAGGTAATATCCGCCACGGATGCCTCGTCTAAAACCACAGGTGCCCTAATTGTAACTGGTGGTGTCGGTATTTCAAAGAATATTCACGCTCTACATGCGAACTTTGAAGATGTTGAGGCTGATAGTGTCACAGTGACCGACACTACGACTTCAACCTCTGCTACAACTGGTGCCCTAAAGGTTGCAGGTGGTATCAGTACTCAAGAAAACCTAAATGTTGGAGCTGTTGCCAAGGTAATATCCGCTACAGATGCCTCATCTAAAACCACTGGTGCCTTAATTGTCACTGGTGGTGTAGGTATTTCTAAAAATATTCATGCTCTACATGCGAACTTTGAAGATGTTGAGGCTGATAGTGTCAATATCACAGATACGACAGTATCTTCTTCTAAAACCACGGGTGCTCTCAAGGTTGCTGGTGGTTTAGGTGTAGCTGCTAACATCCATACGAGTAATATCTATGCGGGATATGATGCCGATGAAACTTCTTATCTTGGGAGAGCCGCGGTAGGTTTTGCAGGTGAAACTAATCATGCTTCTTTTGCACACATTGACAATAACACCACAGGAAATTATGCACTTAAACAAACTGAGGGTGGTACTACACATGTTAATGCGAAGGCGGGTCAGCATATTCGTTTAAATATAAATAACAGTGAAAAAGCCAGAATTACAAGTGCTGGTGATCTCAAGATTGGATCTAATGTTTTATACGTAGACGTTTCAGAAACAAGTATTGGTGTTAATACTGGATCACCAGAAGCGAAGCTTCATGTGGTGGGTAATGCATATGTAAGTTCTACAACCGATGCCACTACAACAACAACAGGTGCACTCATTGTCGCTGGTGGTTTGGGTATCGCGAAAAAGATTGTTGGTCAACACGCCAATTTCGAGGATGTTGAAGCTGACAGTGTTACAGTGACAGACACAACCGAATCTAAGCTAAGAACAAATGGTGCTCTGATTGTTGCTGGTGGTATAGGTGTGGCTTCAAATGTGAACACTACCAATCTACACGCGTTGGGTACAACCTCGACGCTTTCTAAAACTACAGGTGCCGTCATTGTTGCCGGTGGTGTAGGTGTATCAGGAAACATTCATGCTTTACATGCTAACTTCGAAGATGTTGAGGCTGACAGTGTTACCATAACTGATACTACCACATCGTCTTCTAAAACAACTGGTTCCTTAATTGTCGCAGGTGGTGCAGGGGTGTCAGGTCCCTTATTCGGTGCCGCCGCCACCCTAGATGGTGTGGTGACCCTAACAGATGCAACGGAGGCGACATCATCAACTACAGGTGCTCTCAAGGCAGCTGGTGGTGTCGGTATTGCTAAGGATGTATACGTCGGGGAACGTGCCTATGTCACAGGGGGTCTCATTACAAACACCGGGGGTCTGGGGAGAAAGACATACAGTCTATCGAATAGTATGCCTGCGAGTGTATCTCCCACAACAAATATCCACTTTACTTCCAATATATTCCACGCAAAAATTACAGCTACCCTTGTTGATAGAAATGAGCATGTGAGTACAATATTACTCGATGTAAATGGTGGTTCCCAAGCGGGGAGTATCAACTCGGGTAGTAATGTAATTTCAGTGGGTAGTCAAAATATTTTTGGTACAACTGACAATGCTACACCATGGGCGTCAAATGTAACCACTACAGCTAATACTGTTGCGCTATACACTTCGGGAGCTATGACGGTTTCTGGTAATGTCCATGTTTTTGTTGAATATATGTCCCCAACTTCAGGAGGTGGAGTACATGCAATTGCCCATAATGGTGACGCACTAGCTACATTCGGCTACTAATCATTTTCTAACATTTTTCAAACATCATTTTTTTAGGAGCGTCCCAGACTGCTAAAAAAATTGTAGAGTTATAACAGATGACCAATAATACAACATTTCCAGGAACTCTTACATGTCCCACGTCCAGCGTGAGCAACGCTATGACAATGGGTACGACAAAGACATACGTCGTTACAGTATCTAATGCCAGTGGTGCTAATAAATACTATATCGACGGGTATCTCCAAGCATCATTGGTACTACACCAAGGCCAAACCTATATATTCGATCTATCCAGTTCGACTCTTTCAGGTCACCCATTTGAATTCTCTACTACAAATAATGGTTCACATGGTGGTGGTTCTACATACGCCCCAGCCCTACCCACCAGTATAAAAACTACAGGTACGTACGCGGATGACCAGAAACGAACATTTGTTGTCGGCACAAACACTCCTACACTTTACTATTACTGTACAGCACACAGCGGTATGGGTGGTAGTGTGACCATCTCACGAAAGGCTGAACTCATCGTATCAGGGGAGGCTAAATTCTTAGGAACAGGTACTATAAAACTTCCATCTGGGACTACATCGGAGAGACCTAGCACCGGAGTTGTTGGGATGATCCGTTATAACACTACAACTGGGTATATGGAAACGTACACTTCGGCGGGGTGGGGGAGTATCGCAGCACCACCTGTGGTCACAGATGTTTCTCCTGTGACTGTTGTTGGTGGAAATACGGCGACGCAGGTATTCACCGTCACAGGAACAGGTTTTGATGCGAATTTAGTTATCAAACTCGTAGGTGCTGATGGTACCGAATATAGTGTTTTCAGTACGACGTATGTGAGTGGGACGAGTGCCACATTCAAAATGGGTGCGAATGGGGCGAGTGGTGGCTATGATGCAGCGCAAAAACCTTTTAAAGTTAGACTCACAGGTGGTTCGGGTCTCGCTTCGACCCTTGACACCCCTACGATTACTATTACAGCACCCACAATCACAGGTGTCTCACCAACTACTTTGGCACCCACCGCGGTTGGCTCACAGACCATCACTGTTACTGGTACAAATTTCACTTCTTCAATGGCGAGTGGAAATAATATACAAGTACTTGGTGCGAATGGAAGCACACTTTACAATGTGGACTCTGCAGCGGTTGCGAGCGCGACAAGTATTACTTTCAAACTTGCGGCAACGGGTGCGTCACTCAGCAGTGGACAACTCGCAAATCGACCCTATAAAGTTAGAGTCACAGGTGGTGCTGGTCTCACGGCGACCAGTACCCAAACTATCGGATTCACGGGTATCTCATGGACTTCACCGGCAGCTAACGCCACTCTAACTTATGACAAGGGTACCTCCTCCTCCCAGAATCTTGTCGCTACAGATGACGTGGGTGGGACTGGTGTAACATTCAGTATCACAAGTGGAAGTGTGGGTGGTCTCAGTTTAGGTTCTGCATCCGCTTCTCCAGCGACTTATAGTGGCACCACGACCGCCTCGGTTGGAACCACAAACGTAACATTTAGGGTTACGGATAATGTGACTGGATCGACCCTGGATAGAACATTCAGTATCGCGACCACAGATGGCCTATTTGCATTTACCTCACATACGTTTACCCACTGTGATGCGGGAAGTGGAGAGTCCACCATCAAGGCCAACATGCGGGCCGGGCGTTATAGGTTAGGTCCTACATTCGCTGAAATGAAAACCGCATATGCTTCAGAGGCATGGGAACTAGATACAGCCCTCTTTAATTCAAATGTAAGGGGGAACCAACGTTGGACGATTCCCAAAGACGGAACGTATCGAATTCAGGCATACGGTGCAATGGGGGGTCAGAACCCTGACCTCGCCTACTACCCCGGCTACAGCAATGGGGGCCGCTTTAAAGGTATGCAAGATGCCCTTCCCCTCGACCCGTCTGGTGCTACCGCCGGTAAAGGCGGTGTAGTTCAGGCAGACTACACCTTTGAAAAGGGTCAAAAACTATTAATACTTGTAGGAGAACAAGGTGGTCAATTCAATGGTGGTTACGGATACCACAGCGGCTACGTCTCAGCGAGCGGGTATTGGCACAACACTGCAGGTGGTGGTGGTGGTGCTACTTGGGTTCTCGATGGAGGATCCCAAGCCCAAGGCGATAAGAACGCCACCGGCAACCTCAGTGATTTATACATGGTTGCAGGTGGTGGTGGTGGTGATGGCAGCGGATCCTCCAACCACCAACACGCAGGTGGTGGGAGCACCCCAAATTCCCAAGGTAGCGCCCCTAGTGGGAAGGCAAGTGGTGGTTACTTCGGTTGTGCCGGTGGTGCTGGATATCAATATGAAGGTCGGACCTATTATTACGCCACCCGAAATTACTCTGGTCATGGTGGGTATATGCCTTCCCAAGGAGGGATGGGTGGCGCTCACCATGAGGGGAACGCCGGGGATGAAGCCGGCAACCTCTATGAATACATGGAGGGTGGATTTGGTGGTGGTGGTTCTTTTGGTAACTCACATGGTGGTGGTGGTGGTGGATATACTGGTGGTCAAGGGACGGCTTACACGGGCAATAACCAGCACACCACGGGACCACAGTCTCAGGGTGGTACATCATACGTATCGAGCAATACGAACAGATCTTTCCAAGGTAATAGCAATCTTACCAATGGTAAAGTTGTAGTAACCTTGCTATAAGTTATTTCGTAACAAAATGTGCATAAATATTAGCCGAAATAATTACTCTACCAGATTCTAAAACGGGATTAACCTGATGATAAAGATTTGTAGGAAAAACTAATACACTACCTTCACTTATATCTTTTTTTTCGGATGTTTTAAATCTTGTTTCCATATTACTATATGCACTTACATGATGTGAAGTTGTTTGAATAAATTCAGTCTGATTACTCACGTTTGTATCATTTACTATATAGACTATCGAAAATGCTAATTTAAATGGCTTATTATTAACGTACGTGACATTATATTCACCACCACCTTCATGATTATGGCAAGTTACTACAGAATTCTCATCATATTTTGAACACCATATATTGTCGATAATGTACGAATCTATATTTATTTTAATTGACGTATCATTTGAATTCAATTCATGTACAGCTTCAGTAAGTGTATCCATTATGACAGAATTTACTAAGTCGTTATTTTTTGAAAAAAAATCGTACATCACTGTATTATTAAACGAACTTTTACCCTTAAATACCGCCTCATAACTTTCAAGAATTTGTGGGTTGTCTTCTATAAAATTTAAAATTTTCCTTTTTATATTTTCATGATTTGGTACTTTTCTCCAGAAAACAAAATTAGATGGAAAATAGAATATACCCATTTACTTATTTATATTCAATTGACCACTTTAAGTAAAAAATTCTTATGGTACAGTATATGCTTGCTCAAGTTATGGAAGTAATGTGCGTGGGTATCCCATATACATCATCCGATGGTACATGGGAGAATGTGGTTATGGCAGAAATCGGGCCGAATGGCCCGCGTGAGTTTCCAAAACCTCCCGATGAAATGTACGAACTTGTACTCTATCAAATACAAAACGTTGAGGCTCTCAAGAAAATGCGCGAGGAGAGGGACGCTCTCCTCGCGCAGAGTGACAAGTATGTTACTATTGATTACCCCCATCTTCTTGAAGTTGATAAACAGAATTGGATTGAATATCGCCGGAACCTCAGGGACCTTCCCCTTTCAGCCCGACCCACCCTAGATGCGGATGGAAACCTCATTGATATTGAGTGGCCCGTTACCCCCAATTGAAGCCAAGGCGAAGACCGAGGCTTTGTAAAATCATCCAATTCCAGACCCTTGGTCTCGGGTCGTCTCCAAAACGAACTTTACAAACTGAATAGAGTTTCTAAATTTTGTCTCCTAATCAACGTTCCCAGAGCTCGGTGTCCAAGTGCTTCCAACACTTAAAAATAAACTCTCACTATATTATAAAATGTCTGGTGGTATTGCCCAACTCGTAGCCGTCGGCGCTCAGGATGTGCACCTCGTCGGTCAGCCCGAGGTGTCTTTCTTCAGGTCCACCTACAAACGTCATACAAATTTTTCCCAAACTGTCGAGCGTCAGGTCATTCAAGGCAACGTCTCCAACAACGGTATGTCGACCGTTCGCTTCGAGCGCAAGGGTGACATGCTCGGGTATGTCTACCTCGTTCCCAATAATGGTACCGCTACCCAAGCTTACAGTCAAGCCCAGTGGTTGACAAAAATTTCAAAAGTTGAACTCCTTG